TTTTGATGATGGTCATGCGGCCGATTTATTTTGTGATTTATTTGGATGTACAATCGATCAAATTAGATCTATTAAGAATATTGATATGTTGCACCAATTTGAAGATGAGCTTGTGCGAGATAATCATATTATTGAAGGTGATTTCTCTAATTATGATGTCCATTTGCGTTCTCGAGTTCTCGTTGTTGCATTTTCTATTTTTTGCAAATTATTTTATAATGAAACTCCTGATCTTTCTGGATTTATTGATACTGATGAAAAGAAGTTCTACATGTTGCTTGTTCGTATGTGTCACATGTTATCTGAAAAATATGTCAATGCTCCTGATGGTAGTTCATGGCTTCGAATTGTTGGTATGATGGTTTCTGGTGCCTATGAAACAAGTTTTATCAATAGTGTTTGTAACTGGATTATGAATTTGACCGTTCTGTCTCTTATGTATGGCGTTGACGCTGTTTCTAAAGCTTCTCGAGAAGGTACTCTTAGGTTTAAGTTTTATGGTGATGATTTGCTACTTATTTTGCGCAAGATTGTATTTAAAGAATTTGATCTTGGCCAGTATCGTGCATTAATGTTAAAACATTTCAATATGCTTATTAAACCTGAAAATGGTAAAGTCCATAATCACATATTTCGTAATTTTCATGAAGAAGTTCCTTCATTTCTCAAATTTAAGTTTGTTTATAGGTGTTGTGATATTCATGGTGGTGAGCTTTTATATTTTCGTGAAACTGATTTGGCTCTTCCAAAATTGGTTGGTTCTGCTGATAAAGTTATGACTCCATCCAATCAATTGAGCCGTGCCACTTGTATTGCTTATATTTCTGGTGTTAATTATGAAGTTTATGAAATGTGTAAGCGTAGTTATGATTTTACTTATGATTTTGTTTATAAGTATACTAATGAAATTCCTTCTATTGATCTTGATCAAGATGATTATATGACTCATAAAATGTATTCTCATAATATTGATCGTGCTATGTTAACTTCATTTCCTTCTTATGATCTTGTTGTTAATCGTATAGGTTGTCAGTCTAATCATCATTCTAATAAATCTTTTCGTGTTTGGTCTCAATGGAGAAAAGAAGAATTTGATAATGAATATGATGAATGCTACTCTAAAGAGTATTTAAACCCTGATGTTGTTGATTTTGATTGTTAAATTTGGTTTTCGCCCTAGCGCCGCGAATTAAGGAATAATGCTGTCTTTTAATTGTCC